TTATTCGCTGGGTCATCCGTTAAACCAAAACGAGTTCCAACGTGTCCAGCAGCAAAAATAGATTCTGATGCTGTTAGTGTAACGCCAGTTCCACTTGTGGCACTAGGAGTTAAGGTAATATTCCAGTCATTGAATTTATAAAAAGGACAAAGGACAGTTTCTGCATCATCCGTACCAGCCGAATTATCCATATTACATTCACCAGTATCATTAGTTTGAAAATGAAAGTTTCGTATCGAAAAATCAGTTGCAGAATTTCTTATATATTCCTGTGTTGCAAAATCTTCGTGGGCGAAGAACATAGTATCGCCATATTGTGCATAGGTAATTTCATAAATATTATCTGCAGTCCAAGGACAGCTTGAAGTAGTATCAATTAAAGTTCCAGTTGTGGAATAAGCCTTTACTACACCAGCATACAATACAAGGACATACATCTCATCCGAGCTGAAGGTCCACGGAATAATTCTTGCTGCCCATCCAATGTCAGCGAGATACTTGAATCCCTGACGCTTCATCACACCACCTTGTGCCAAATGCCACCAGTTGGTTGATGTTTCTACGCCATCCTTATAAGCTCCTAAGTCTGTTCTTGAGGTTAAAAGAGGGTCTAACTGACCAGCTTGAAAGGTGTTTTGTGCTGTTCTGAATCTTGCCATATCATTTTAATATCTTGTACTTGTAGAACCTCTGAACTTAGCAAATCTATCAACAGTTACCCTTCTTGTTGGTTGTTGACTAGAATCTAAATTCTTAGCTCTACGATATTGTAGTCTATATTTTTCCTCATAGATACTAGCCATATCTGTACTTCTTGCTATTGCGTGAGCAAAGACAGATGCTAAATGATATTCCAAAGACAGTATGAAATACTTTGGCATTTCTTCTTCTGCTGGTCTGTAAGTATAATCTGCTATTACTGTGTCAGTAGATTCTAAGTCTGTGTATAATTCGTTGTTAAAAATATCATAGTTGGTTACTGTGTTTCCACCCACAGTAATTCGTTGAACATAAAGATTATCGGTTGGAAGATAAAAGCTCTGTGTCCATATTCCAGTAGGAGCTGTAGCATTGGCTGATAATTGTGTTTGTTTAGTTGCGAACCTCCAGCGACAAGCTGTTAGGTCGCCATCAAGAATGTCATAATATAAATCATTAGCAACACTAGCTTCTGTAGAGCCATCCGTAAAGCTGGAGATTCTATTTGCTCCAATCATTACTATCGCCCTGTTAGCTACTGTTACATTATTTATCGCCACACTTTAACTCCATTATAAACAAGGGGGATTTATCCCCCTTGCAGTTAGTTGTATTAGGCTTCAATTACTGTTGTTACAGTACTTGAAGTTGAAGCAGATATTATTAAAGTATCAACTACAGTATTTGAACCACCACTAGAAACCATAACTATGTCTCCACCAGTAAGTAATTTGTAGTCGGCTAAAAAATAATCCGTTCCAACTATCGTGCCTATCGCATCACCATCATTATAGTACCAGAGAGCATTTGAAGCTCCCACTTGAGCTACCTTAACAACAGGATTGTCAGTTGAATAAGCCATACTAAATCCTCCTACTCGTCACAGATAACTTCTTCGACACCATTGTCATCAATCATAGCTGCTCCCATTGACATCATAGATGTCGCTAGGTGTGCAACTTTTTCAGGGATATAGTTAATTTCCGTAACTATATCTTGACCAATAGCGTGTCCGACACTTGAACGGTGATATGCAAAAGTTTTTCTATCAGAAGAACCATCAACAGGAAGTCCTGAAAATGCGTAGAACATAAAGCCTAGCCATCTCTTAGCAGTCATACCCCCCGAATACGGGAGTTCGTTAGCTGGAACATAGTCCAAACTAGCGAATTGGGTAAGGTCTAAGAGGTCTGTCCATTGTTTATGTCCAACAACCCAAAATCTGTCGCCATCATCAGGAACATTTCTAGTGCCAAAGTTTTCGAATGTTAGTTGAGCTTTAGCTAGAGAAAGTCCAGCACCACCAACTGCTTGTGAATTAGATGTAGTATCTAATACAGTAGTTAGTTGGTCATCAGTTTTTCTGCCCAACGCCCACGCAGCATTTTGTGCTACTACTTGGCGTTCGTCAATGTTAGTCTTTAACTCGTCTAATTTGTCAATATAATCTGCAGCGTAAAAATCGCTAACAGTTACATCAACTGTGCTGTGAGAAATATCCATTACTGGAACTTCTCCGTGCCTAGACTTGGTAACAGCTTCACCTGTACCAGTCTTTTGGAATCGAGCCTGACTACCGACAACATTATTGAGTGTCCTTATTGTTCCACGAAGCTTTGAACCCATACGCTGATAAGCCATATGGACTTCGGATTCAAACTGCTTAATAAAAGCAGTAGAAATTGTAGAACTCATAACATACCTCGTTATTTATCGTTAGTTGACTTAATGCTCATCATTAAGTCGGTCTTCCTATGTTGTCTTAAACTGTGGGTATGTTATCCAAATGGGCATACTTTAGACGAGCTAAAGGCATAGATAATTATTATTTATTGATTATTACAATTACAATCAACGCACAATACTTTTATATTTTTAATGCATCCCTTGGGAATAGTCGTAACACGACCTACTTCTGAATCTTCGTTTGGATTTTTATCCTTATCTCCGATAATTGTGACAAAGTTTTCATTCTCATTAATGAGAAATCCAACACTTATGACAGTCATTACATCTGCTTTTATTGCTTTTTCCTGTGTAATCCAGCCATTTTCTTGGTCCATAGCATCAACCCATTCCACAAGAATCAGCTTGTCCATTATCCCTCAGGAAATATTTTCTTAAATGATTCCTCTACCTTCTTAATGAAAGTCTCATCCCTGTGCTGAGGATGAAAGTATCTTGGGTCTTTCATCATTTTTTCTAATTCTTTTCTACTTTCACTAGCATCTAATGGAGATGATGGTGTTTGCTGTGTAGATACATTTGATTGTGTTTGTTTCATAATTTTTTCAACAGCTCTAACGCTATCAGCAGTTGTAAGATAATCAGCCATTGTATCATACTCATCACCTGACAGTTGTTTCTTTAACCACAAATCAACAGATTCCAGTCTTGCACTAGAGTTTTCTCCGAGCTTACCCATCTCTGTATCGTGGTCAGGAACATTGGATGTTGACGCTTTAAGATACTGGTTAATGCCTTCATTGAATATTTCATTGTTATAGCCTGACTTGTAGCAAGTGTCTTTCCACCAGCTCACCAAAGGGTCATCACTAGGAAGTTGAATGTCACCAAAGGGTTCATCAAGCTTGACTTCATATCCGTTGGAAGTTTCGGGTCTGTCCTTAATCATATCAGATTCAATCTGTTTCTTGACAACTGGAGTTAAATCATCAACCTTTGTATGAAAAGCTTTTTCTAAATTCTTATAGCTGTCAGCAAATTCCTTTACCTTCAGCTCATTCTTTTCTGCATCCCAAAACTTTGTAGGAATGAACTCAGGCTTCTCTGCCTCTTTCTTTTCTTCTTGAAATTCATTAATGACTTGTTCTACTGATTCCGTTGAACCTTCTTCACTTTCACGTGAAACATTTTCTTCTTCAGCCATCTCTCTTTCCCCTTTCAATTCTTTGTTCTATAATACCGACTATATACCTTGAACCCTCTAGGTGTCGCAACTTTTCATTTGATACTTCAGGTCCACTCACAATATTCAGAGTTATTGATTTTAGATATTTTAGTATTTCCGTGCCAATCTTATCCTTAAATAAACTGGCAAATAACTTATTTAATTCTTTTTCTGCTTCGTGTGTTCTCTTAAATCCATCAACACTATAAACGCCTTCTATTTTTCTATGTGGCATTACATTTGTGTTGATTCAGGTGGAGCTTGAGGAGGAGCTTCTGCCACATCCTCAGGAGGAATATTTTGACCTTGCTGAGCCATCTGTGCAATTTGATTCGCAATAGCTTCCCTTTCTTCAGGCTCTCGCAAAATCTCGAGAGGAACACCTAATTTCTTCGCTAAATATTCTGCAGCTATCTCACTCTTAACTACTATATTCAACATCTGTGGTCCAAACCTCATCATAATCAATTCCAAGAATGAATCAACATTTAAAACATCCTGTTGCTGTTGAGCTTTTGATAATGGTGATTCAGGTTTGACCCTTATTTCTCTGCCATCAATTACTGGTAGCTGTATTCTTCCTTGTTTTTTTAGGAGATATACTACCCTTTTAATCAATGGCTGTATAAATTCTGCTTGAAGTCTGCCATAAGCAGCTCCAATTTGTCGTTGTAAATCTGCTTGTCGTTCTGCTACTTCCCTTGCTGACATTGGTGTTTTAGCCATAGGTCTTCCCAGCATTTCGTTATAGAGAGCTTTCTTAATATTATGACGCATATCCTGAAGAATTAAATCGGCAACATTGAAATTGCCTCCGTGCTTGAGGGGTTGCAGTCCATCTGAGTTGGGAGCTACAGGAATAACAGAACCCGGCACTAGGTTTATCGTATCGGTATTAATTGTTCCGTCATCCGATATTTGCCACACGCCTGATATTGCCATCTGTGCATTTTCTAAAATTAATTCTACAACAAGGTTGCAAGTTTTAATTGCTGCCATTCCATTGAATACTGGTCCTCGACCATAAACTTCTCCTGACGCTTTGGACCATCTGAAAACAATCCACGGACTAGAACCTTGTCCTTCCATATCTTCCTGATAAATTATTTTCTTCATCTTCTTGAGTACAACACAATAATGCCACGTTTCAACTTCGGTATCATATCGTTTATAGGATGCCTCAATTACTTCACATTTCTTATTGGGGTCTCTTTCCATAAGACCCATAATGTCCTCGTCATAAGTTGCGTTGGGATAAACTATTTTAAGTTGTGATATAGGCATACTCCTAGCTCTTAGTATCCAGTCTATTTTTCCATCAGGACCTGAGAGCAATAGTATTTGTGGTAGGGGAACAGCATTAAATTTAATGGGTTGTATTTCATCTCCTTCGGTTACTAGCAGACAGCCAGTACCGACAGCCAAGTCTAAGAAAGCTTCGTGTGATTCTTGATTGAAGTTGCTGTTATTGATAACGCCAAAAACATAATCGGTTACTTTTTCCAGCTCCTCATCCACAGCCATTAACTGTTCTGCTCCTACATCCGTTCCTGACTTGAGAGAAAACCATTTTGCAAAAGCTGGTATCATACCTGACTGCAATCGAGATGCAAATTCCTGTACGCCTACAACAGCAGTTTCATCATAGATTTTATCAGCTCTAACATTCGCTGGTGATTCTTGATAGAATGATTCTCGTTGAGGTAGCGTATATTCATAGCACTCCTCAAACTTCGGAACAAAATGTTCTCGCAAATTAAAAGCTTCCTTGTACTTTCTCAGCACAAGAGCTAACTTGTCTTCAGCCATATTATTCTAACCTAATGTTTTTCTTTTCATAAGTTCTTCAAGAAATAATGCAAAATCTCCACCAGTCACATTGTATCCACTTCCACCTCTTGTGCCTCTGCCTTTCAACAAAGACCTTTTTCCCTTACTTTGCATATAGTTTTTAGGGTCAGGACTTCCGTCACCTGATGGTGTTGCTGGAGCTGCTGGAGCTGCTGGAGCTGCTGCTGGAGCTGCTGCTGGAGCTGAACTCCCTCCACCAGCTACTTTTTTAATTGCTTTTTTTACTGCACCCATAATTTATGCCTCCTTATCATTTATATTCTCTAAATACTCCTTACATCCCATACTTTTCAACGCACAATACAATTTATAAGGGGTAATCATCCATTTTCGTATGCCAACCAAGTGTCTTACAGCAGTAACACAGTTTGTAAAAGCTAATTCCATAATATAATAGTCAGGCAATTCTTTTACTGGAACAATAAGAAACTTGGCATTATGATTATCCTTGAAGTATAAAGAGGCATTAAGCATCTGCTCCTTGGAGAGTATGCTAATGTCTATTCCGTTCTTTCCCCAGTTGTAAGCAATCCATACTTTATAAAGTGGTTCATACTTGAACGCCATACAATGCTTGAAATCCTTGTGTGTCCACCAATGAAACCACGCTGGTCTTTCAGGTTTGCTTATGAAAGCTACAATCCACTCCTCATTCGTTGCCATAAGTTTTTCTTCTTTACTCTAGTTTTTCTGTTAAAGACATCATAATTTCTTTCTACAACAAAAGGTTGCATAGGTCGTCTACCTTGTATCAAGGACTTGCCTTCCCCAGCTCCCAACAGCAGATACTGTAGAGCATCCATTACGTGAGAGTACCTGTTCTTCATAGGCTTATCCTCATACCTATCCCCTGACACCTGTAATCTTCTATAATAATATCCACCAAGAAATCCTTTCTTGATGTTGACACAATTAGGACTGACAAAGAAAGAGGCGTGTCCGTCTATCATTCTTGTCAGGACTGAGTTGACTGATTCCAGTCGCAAGGATATGTCATTGGATGGTGCTGGATGTGCCTGAATACCAGCTCCCCTCAGTATTTGAAACGGAGTTGATTCATCTGTTTGGCTACGAAAATCTCCTGCTGGGTCGCCATATATGTCAAACTGTGTATGCTTGTATTCTGCCATTTCCTGACGCAAGAGTTCAGCGAATTTCACAGCTCCCATATCCTGACATACCAGTTCCTTCAGTATGTTCCATACGCCCATTCCTACTCGCTGGGCAAAGACAGCAGAAGGTGTCAAGCCAAAATCCAATCCTATGAAGACAGGAGCTTTAGGCGTAAAAAGAATCTTCTCCTTTGTAAGATGAACCTCCTCGTTGAAAGAGTTAAAGACAGGTTTGCCCTCCTCGATAGCTCCCAGACGATTCATAATATAAACATCTATCCATCCCTTGGACTTCCCTCGTATAATCTGATTGTAGTATTCAGGATTAAGGTTCTTGGTGTTCTCAGCTTTGGGGTTGGGTGAATAACCAATGATGTTATTCTCGTTATTCTTCTCCTCCTTCATCCCTGATGGCTGGATAAAGAATCTCCAGTTGTCAGGTTTAATCAGCATCAGCCTGTCCTCTTGTGTAATATAGTCTGGTACGTTTGCTTCTCCTGACATAATGGACCACCAATGGTCTTCCTCAGGAGCATTGGAATCTGCTATCACTCCGAACCAAGAAGGACCACCATCCTTCATAGAAGGGAAACGACCAACACGCATACTACACGCATCTATGATTGCCTTCGGCAACTCCCTTGCCTCGTTAATCCATACTCCAGTCAGTTCCAATGATAATAACTTCTTGACATCTTCTGGTCTGTCTAATGCTAGGAAGATGACTTCCAGTTCCACCTCGCCCTTGTTCAGCTTGTGGGTATAGGGAACACTCCAGTTGAACGGACCCCAGCTATTCTCGTCAAACCAGTCCAGCCAAGTCTTGATGGTTGTTGTTCTCAGTTGTGGATTCGTATTCCTGATGACTGCCCATCTTGATTTTCTTTTTCCTTCCTTGTTCTTTTCCTGAATCAAGGCTCGTCTAAAAATTTCTATGCAACAGGCAACGGACTTTCCTGAACCGACTGGTCCACGTATACCCCTGAAGAAATGGGTATCCTTCATAAATTGCTTTATGACCTCGCCATCAGGCTTGTAATGGAATGAAACCATTAACTACTTATAATCGAATTTTCCGTCTACGAAAGTTTTAATTAGAACTTCTGTTATCTTTGGTGTCAGGGAATAGATAAACTTGTCAGCCTCCTTGTTGGTAATCATTTCCTTTGGGTAGTGCTTGAAGTGGACCTTCTTAACTATCTTCCTTAGAAGTTGTATGTCCTCAAAGTTAAGGCTTTCCCCTGAATGAAGTTCAGGCATTTAGTGTATCGTTGGTTTCTTATAAAAATGTTCATCCGTAAGTCTGCCTTCCTCCTTTAGTGAAAGCATAGCAAACTGCTGTATCAGCATACTTGCCATAGCGTATTCGTCAAGAGTTTTTGAATTGCCATACACGCCCTGTAAGCCGTTCTTCCATTCAATGTGCAGCGTGATGTTGGCTATGTCGTCTTTAAGCTTGATGATGTTGGTGACAACAGATTCAACTGTTTCATCAGTATGACTTGGATTTTTTTCTGTCATATTTTTTTTTGGAAGGTCTTGTCTTGGGTTTGTACTTGCCACTCATCAGTTCCTTCGCATAGGGATTCCTTTTCTTCTTTGGCATTATTTAGTCCACATATTTTTTATTTTTGTAATTTTCTTTTGAATCTTCGTATGAAGATGTTTTTCGTGGTGTTGTTTTATTTTGACATTCATCTTTTTCAAGGCTTTATTCGTAGGTTCGGCAAGACCCTTAAGTTTATGAAGTCTTATTTGAGTTATGCCACCACCCTTAAGTTCGGCATCAAA